GTTGGCGAACTTCAGGCCAACGACGTGGCCGGCCAGCCCAAGGCCAAGGCCGGGCTGCTGGAGATGGTCGCCACCGAAAAAGAGCGCGAGGCGCTGGACGTGCTGGTGGACGCCGGGTTCGCCATCAACCAGTCAGGCCGAAGCCTGGAAGCAGGTGAACGCGCCCTGGTCAAGCCCGACCCGAAAAGCGTCAACGGCAGCGGCGGCGGCCTGCGCCTGGCCGAAAAGGCGGTCGGGCTGCTGACCCCGATCAACTCGCTAGCCAAACAGGGGCGGACGTTCCAGGAATGGCGGGACATGCGCGGCGCCCAAAGCATGGCGTTCGAGCACACCATGCCGAGCATGAAGAACTACAAGGAAATGGCGGACCCGGCGATTCCGCTGGCCGGGCACGGCGCCGAAATCCTGGAACGCAGCGTTCACGCCGGTGCCCCGATTGTCGAGGACCAGACCGACATCATCCCCCGGCTCAGCCCCATGTGGGCGGCCAAGATGATCAACAAGTACCTGCCCCAGCCTTCGGTCGAGGCGACGGCGCCCGATCTGGTCAACCAGGCCACCGGCCTGCGCAGCCTGATGAACGGCATCATCCCGCCAAAGACCCCGACCAGCTACGGCGATTTCCGCGCCGACCCCCGGTTCCAAGGAAACGCCCCGGGCGGCGATATCCCGGCCAACCAGCCGTTCCGCCTGAACATCACCCAGCCGGGCGGCTAACACATCCTCGACCCAGATAACATCCCCCCTTAAATAGATTTCTGGAGGCCGCCATGGGCCGCTTTACCCTCCCGCTCGCGCAGGTGTTCACGTCTAGCGGAAGGCTAGGCGCGGGCTACCAACTGAGCTTCTTCACGACCGGCACCAGCGCCCCGCTCGACACCTACAGCAATGAGGCCCGGACGGTTGCCAATTCGAACCCCGTCATTGCCGATGCCAGCGGCATCTTCGATGACATTTTCCTGGCCGATGTGCCCTACAAGGTCACGTTGCAAGACGCTGATGATGTTCTCGTCTGGACGGCCGACCCGGTCAGCACGGCGGTGGGGGAAATCGGCATTCCGGTGCCGCTGTCGAAAGGCGGAACCGGCGCCATCACGGCGGCGCTAGCCAGGACTAGCCTGGGGCTAGGGACGGCGGCGACCTACACGATTGGCGAAGGCAACGACGAAGTTCCGACAAATTCGATGGTTTCCGGGGTTCCAACCGGGGCGATTTTGCTGTGGTACGGGTCGCTTGGCACCATTCCGGCGGGCTGGACGATCTGTGACGGCGGCACCTACTCAAAAGTCGATGGGTCGGGCAGCATTGCGACCCCCGATTTGCGGGATAGATTTGTCATCGGGGCGACAACGACTTACGCCCAGGGCAGCAGCGGCGGCTCTGCTGCGGGGGCGACGACCGGGGCTAGCGGCTCGCTGACCATGACGGTTGCTGCGGCCGGCGATCATAACCACGCCGGCAGCACCGATGGGCACACCTTGACCAGCGCCCAGATCGGCGCCCACTCGCACCAGATGTTCGCCAACCAGGGGCTGACTTCGACCAGCACCGGCGATTACGCCGCCGTTGGCTGGTTCCCGTCGCACAACAGCCAGTATGGCATCCAGGGAAGTTCGACGGTGGCGACGGTCTACAAGACGGCCGACAACTCGGGAGGGGGAGGGTCACATTCCCACGGCCTGCAAGCGTCGGGCACCCACACCCATGGCGTCACCGGCGGCGACCACACCCATTCCATGACCGGCGGCCTTCCCCCCTACTTCGCCCTGATCTATATCCTGAAGCTGTAATGCGCTGGCTTCAGGCCGTCTTCGTCCTGCTGCTGTATCTCTGGCTAGCCTTTGGCGTCCTCATGCTAGCCGCCCGGGCTGCTGAACCGCCGCTGTCAACCTGGAGAAATTCCGCCATGATCACACTGCACAAGGGCGACGTGGACACCCTGTCCCGGACGCTGTTCGGGGAAGCCAGGGGCGAAAAGCTGGCGGGGATGCATGCGGTTGCCTGGGTTATACTAAATCGCGCAAAACGCGGCTCCCCGCGCTTCCCCTCGACCATATCGGGCGTCTGCAAGCAGAAATTCCAGTTCACCTGCTGGGCGGAAAACGATCCGAACAGCAAGGCGTGCGCCCGGGCCAACGATTCGGACCCGTTTTTCGTCATGGCTATCCATGCGGCTACCGGCGTGCTAGCCGGTCAGGTGCCAGACCCGACCCTGGGCGCCGACCACTACCACACCATTGGTATGAGGCCCTATCCAGGGTGGGCAAGCACGATGGAATTGACGGCCGTTATTGGCCAGCATAGGTTTTACAAGGAAGGAGGCGCAAAATGATCGATGCCCTTAGAAGGTGCGCGCGCGAAAAGAATAATAATCGCAGTTCTTGAGAATATTGGGAACTGGGAGGAACGCGTACTTGAGATTGAGCAGAACGCCAGTCCAGGCAACAAAATACGCGCGCTAAGTCTTGCCCGGGACATGGAAATGTGCCAGCGGTCGCTGAAGCGCCTGGCCGAGCTTTAACCTAGGAGTAACCCCTTAGGGGTAGTCTGGGACCCTGTCCAGCAGGGAACCGCGCAGTTATGCCTAAAGATGACATTTCGGCATCGGCCGGCAAGATCGCGCGGTTCCTTGCGGAACGGCTCCGCGAACCCAGCAGCCTGCGCGGCATCGCCATGCTGCTGAGTGCGTTTGGTGCCACCCTGCGGCCTGAGCTGGCGGCGGCGATCCTGGCCGCCGGGGCGGCACTGAGCGGCCTGCTGGGGGTTCTGCTGCCCGACTCCTCCCCGAGCGCGGCAGACCCCCCGGCATGACGTATTTTGGTGGCCTGGGCGGCCTGGACGCCGACGAGCGCGCGATGTACCAGGAACTGCTGGTGTCGTTCGCCAACCGCCTGAGCGGCGAGCGCCAGAAAACGGCCGATCTGAGGCGCCAGCTTGAGGCGGCCACCCAGCGGTTGGCGGTTCTCGAAGCGGTCAGTTACGGGGCGATCCCGTGAGGCGCCAGCTCATCAGTGATGCCGAAATCTGCCGCCGCTACCGGGACGGCGAAGCGCTGCTGACCATCGGCAAGCGCGCCGGCCTGTGGACAACCGAGCTGTATGCCGTGCTGACGCGCAACGGCCAGGACATTCGGACCCCGGCTGAAATCAACGCCCTGAAGGGGCGCAAGCGCCATGTCGGCACACTGCGGCTGACGTGACATGCAGCTCTCCTTTCACCGGGGCGTCCTGACTGGCGTAGCCTGGGCTACGCAGTTGCTACAGCCGCTGAGTGCGGCCCACCGGCCGCGCTGCCCCTACCCGATCTGGCGGCCGATCCGGCGCTTCTGCTGGCACCTAGGCTTCAGTTTCGGGTGTCTGTCGGTCCTGCATAAAGGGTGAAAATTCCACCCCGCAGGGCTAGCAATTGGGCTAGCGGAGTGTTATGTATTGGGCTACTCGAAACGTAGCCATAACGTAGCCCAAGGGAACCCACCATGTCGAAACTGCCCCAGCTCAACCTGCGCATCCCCGAACAGCACCACCAGATGATCCGCGACATTGCCCAGCTCCTGCGCGAGCGCAACGGCGACAGCTTCGCCGCGAGCCTGGCCGATTGGCTGGGCGGCCGGCCGGCATCGGATTACGGCAGCACGGACAACGTTGCGGTTGCGGTTGGCGAACTGGCGGCGCGCGTGGCCGAACTGGAACAGTGGCGGCAGGGGTTCAGTGATCCTGAACCGCTGCGCGACACAGCGCCGGCCCAGCCGGCCGAACCGTTGAAGGCCGGGAGCGCCATCCCCGAGGAAGTGCTGATGGAAGCTCACCAGCGGCGCGTGGACGGCCAGACCTGGAAGTTCATCCGGGATTCCCTGGAACTGCCCCAGGACCCCAACAGCTTGCGCCAGGCGGTCGAGCGCTGGCGCAAGCGCAATGGGCTAGCGATCCGTTAGCCTTTGTGCTAATCATCGTCGTGCGACGATGCGTTTTCCTGTTCGGTGAATGACGACGAAGGCCCGGGGCTCGCAGCTACCCCGGGCCTTTTCGCTGTCCCGCCCCGGGGCCGCACATAGAGGCCATGGGCGCGCACCACGTTGAGCACCCGGGCCTTGCCGATGCCGAGCAAGGCGGCGATCTGAAGCGAACTTTTGCCGGCGCTGTAGAGCGCCACAATCCTTTCCTGGTCTTCGGCGCTGACCGGCCACGGCTTATTCATTCAGCCCCCCTTCAGCCGGCGGACTTCGGCGTCCAGGTTGATTTTCTCGGTCAGCAACTCGGTCAGTTGCTGGGCCAGCTTCTGGTTCTCGGTCTTCAGCTTCAGCACCTGGTTGGCCAGGGCCGCCACGTCGAGCAGCGGCATCGGGTTTTTCAGCCGCTCCAGCCGGGTCGCCAGGCCGTCCATATCCTTGTCGGTGTCAGTCATGTTTTCTGGCGCCTTTCACGATCTGGTCAATTTCTTCCCAAATGGCGATGCTCATCCCGGTCATGACGCCCCACAGGAAGATGTTGGCTTCTTCCTGGCCGTGCTCCTGGCGCAAGTGGTGCCAGCGGGTATAGGCGTCCTTCACGGCGCTGCTGGCGCCCAGGTCGCGCCGTTCGTCCTGCCCGACACCATCGCGCGTCACCAGGTAGACGTGGTCCTCTTCCCAGGCCAGCCGGTGCGGGTAGTCTTCCGGGTTAACTTCCTTGGTATCCGTCATAGGACCCCCTTTCTGGTTTGTTCAATTGACAACGCGTCACCAAACGGTGGTTTGGAAGCGAATCCAGAGTCCGACAACAGGGCTTTTCGGACCCTGGGCGCGGGACTGCATTTTGGCAGTTGACCCGGTGATCCGGGTGGCCTAGTCACTCGGGGCGGTCCCTTGGGGCGGCCCGTCTTCAACCCTTTCCCGCCGGGAGGCGCTGTTTGGACGGGCCGGTCCCTTGGGTCGCACACAGCCCCGGGTCATGCCGGCGTCATCCGGGAACCGGAAGCGCCAGTGGACCGGGGCGCGGGCGCCGTCGTTGCCGCATTCCGGGCACAGCGCCGCTTCCATCAGGTCCAGGGCGGTTGACAGGTCGAGCGGCTTCGACCGGGGCGGCACCACCTGCCAGCGGGTATCGCAGGCCCGGCAATGGGCGTAGTAGATCATTCGGCGGCGTCTCGTCCCCGGTCCACCTTCGCGCGAAAAGCTTTAGTCGCGGTTTTGAAACCGTCCGGGCTGATGAGGTTGAACATCGCCGCTTCCAGCTCAGCACCCTGGTCGCCGATCACTTCGGCCAGGGCGGTGAACAGGCGCAGCATCTTGGCGAGCGCATCGGGCGTCGGGTCGGCGATGCCGGCGAGCGCGCACATCAGCCGGATTCCCGCCTCGACATCGTCCGGGCTGTCGAAGCCGATGTCGTCCGGGTCCGGGTAGGCGATTCCCTTGGCTTCGGCGTAAATGCAGAAGCGCAGGTGCTGGGCCAGGATGGCGCCGGCCGTGGCGGCGCGCAGCTCATAGGCCATTTCCGCTTCGCTCAGTTTCACAGCCGGATCACCTTAGGCAGGTTGAGGAAATCGAGGTCGGCCGCCTGGCCGGACTCGCGCAGCAGGTCCAGCGCCAGCTTGATCCGGCTGATGGCGTCGGGAAAGTCGGCCAGGTCGATGTCGCCCGTGATGGCGAAGCGGATGCGGGCAACCGGGTCGGGGTCGGTCGGGATCGAATCCGGCGGGCCGATATCCAGCACCGGGTCGGGCGCCTCTGCGGCTTTCGGCACCTCCAGCATCTTGTCCACCGGGTCGCTGGGGGCATAGAGGACGTGGCCGTTATAGCCCGTGTCGAGCAGGCTGATAGCCTTCTTCTGGGCGTCCTTGGCGGTCCAGCACGGGTCCAGGTCCCGGCCGTTGATGCGCGGGATGTAGCGTTTCTGAGCGGTCTTGTCCTTGCTGCGGACGACTTCCAATTCCTTGCCGTGGTACTTGGTGCGGTAGACGCCCGGTTCGGCGTTGTACCATTCGATTGCGGTCATTTTTTTATTTCCCCAACGTTTACGGTTTTCCTGCCGTAATGCCGTGGTAACCTGCATTTTGGCAGTTGTCAAACCAAAGATTGCAAGGTATCTAGCTCATACCCCTAACGTACCTTGGGTCAACTTCAGGGCGGGTTCCCTTGCCGTGAAACCCGCCCCCTTTTCTCAAACCTGGGGTTACCCCCTCACCAAAAGTGGGATATTGCAGGCGTAGCCCTGGGCTAGCGCTGCTGGCGCCTGAGCCGGGCGGCCAGGGCGTAGTCCTTCGAGGTGCGCAGGCGCACCCCGTTCTGGATCAGCAGCCGGCGCACCGCCTCGCGGCCGGCGCCGGCCTGATCGGCCACGTCCTGGACGGCCAGGCCGCTGTCGTACAGCTTGAGGATTTCGGGAATGGACAGCTTGAGGGGTAGCCGGGGCTTGACGCCGCCGCGCCGACGCACCAGGCCGCCCGCCTTACGGACCAGCTTGAGCACGGTGTTGGCGTCACAGTTGGCCCGCAGGCCCACGCTCATGGCGTCCAGGCCGGATAGATACAGCTCGACTATGTCAGCGTCGGAAAGGATGCGGCCGACAGCCAAGGGGGACCCCTTGTTCCGGGTGGTGCAGCCGCTTCAGTCTATCACTCGTAGCTGATGTACTCGCCAACCATCAGGCCCAGGATTTGGTGGTGCGGGCTGGCCAGCGGCAGGGAATGCGGACCCTGGCCGCCCGTCTCGACGGCGACCAGCACCGGCGGCTCATACCAGTACGCCGCAATCGAGGTGTCGCCCCGCGCGACCAGCACCGGCTTTCCCGGCACCGGATCGGCCTTGCGGCAGATCGCAAACCGGCCGTTGTCCATCTCGGCCAGGCAGCAGTCGGCATTCTTGGCCGGTGCCGCCACGTAGCTGTCTGGGTCCATCGTAAATATATCCACCTGGTGCGGCGTTCTCCTTACCGCATCCAGTAGCGCATTGCGCCGCACAACGCCAATCAAAATCTGGTTAGTTTCTTGCATCGGCGGTAATCCTGCCGCAGACCGTAGCTTTTCCAGGGTGCGCGTGCTTGGGGTTCTTCCTGGGTCATCGAAGTTTAGAAAGCGCGTTATTGTCGTGCCGCTAATACCGGCCTGGCGCGCCCACTCTTCTGCTGTCCATGATTTCTGTTCCATTACATCGAGCAGCCATCTTTTTATACGGGCTCTTAGGTCCCGGTCAGCGGTTACTCTGATGTTCCTTGCCGCGTGCGGCTCGACAGCTCCGCTCAACTGACCATCCATTTCGTTTCCCTCTTTCCCTTAGCGTTATTCCGTCCGCACTTTTTGACGACAGGGCGGTTTGGCTAACACGCCCACTGTAGAATGTTTCCCTGCAAAAATGCAGGGGAATATGACGCGATAAAGTTAAACTTTCGTTATCTTTCCCCGGGACAGCGAAAGTTCGGATGCCGCTGGACAACCTGCCAAAATGAAGGCTAGGGTAACGGCACGCGGGCAACTTTTGAACACGCCCGGCCGAGTAATAACCATGCGAGCGAGTTTTGAGGAATTGCGGGAGGACGCCGCAGCGCTAGGAGTCAACCTTTTGCACGCCTACCTGCGCGCCGGGGTTGCTGACTCGACGTACTACCGCCATCGGGATGGGAGAAACGGCATGAATGTCAGCACCTACAATGCCCTGAGACAGGCCATTGCGACCTTGGCCGGCCAGCAAGAGGCGGCGTGATATGGACGATTTTCTGGCTGACCTGGTGGGCGGAACTGCTCGCCCCGGTCAGGTCCCGCCCAACGGCCAGTATCATCGACTTTCAGGCGTGGAAGAGGGACCACCCGCACCCGCAGCCGCACCAGCCGCATCACCCGCGCGCCGCGTGATTGCCGGGGTCGAGTGTCCGCACTGCAACGGCACCGGCCGGGTGTCGGCCGAGACGATGGGCGGCCGGCTGCGGGCGCTGCGCATGGAGCGCGGCCTGTCCTATCAGGATGTCAGCCAGGCGGTTGGCGGCATCATTTCGGTTTCGAACCTGGGCCAAGTCGAATGCGGCAAGAACGAGCACCCCAAGCTGGAAGCTCTTTACGCCTTGGCGTCACTGTTCGGCGTTTCAGCGGGCTGGCTCCTGGACGGGGACCGGCCGGACTAGGGGTCACCCGCGCGACAGCCCTGACCGCCGCAGCAATCTGGGTGATCGCGGCAGTCCTGGGCTGGTGCCTGATCGGCGTTGCTATCGCAGTGCTAGGGCGGTGGTAGCCCTACGCTGCCCGGTCCATCTCCTGAACGGCCGGGTTCCGGCGCACCGTGTGCTCATCGGGAAATTCGATGCCCAGCGCGTGGTAGGCCGCGACCAGCTTGAGCATGCTGTCCATGTTCATCCTGGCCCGGCCGTTCTCGAACTTGTCGATGGTGTTCTGGCCCAGGCCGGCCTTCGTGCGGATCGCCTCGACCGGCAGGCCGCCCAGCAGCGCCCGGGCGGCGCGGCTTTGCTCGCGGGTAATGATAACCATTCGGTTCGACATCGTTGCACCCTTTCATACGTTCCAGGTCACCGCTTTTTGCGTTTTTCCACCCTATCAGGTGTTTTTCTCCGAGGGAAGGGTTGATTTTCCACCTCCCGATCCCATATATTACATCAGTCGGACGGAAACCAACCCACCCCGGTTCTCAGCAAACCTAAAGATGGGCGTTTTCGACCGAGGAATCAATCCCTTCGGAGAAGCCCAATGCTAGCACCCAATCCCGACCATCTGAGCGCCGCCACATCCTACCGCCGTGCGCGGAACGCCCTGGTCCACGCCAAGCTGTCCCCCTGGAACCGTGACCGCGAACTGGAAAGCGCCCGGTTCTGGCGCCAGTCGGCCGAACACCACAAGAGCATGGCGGCCTTCAACCAGAACAAGCCGGTTCGCACCATTCGGTTCGTTCGCCAGTGGCACTTCCCGACCTGGGAACAGGAACTGGACCTGCTGTTCAGCAACGCCCCGGCGGAAGTGGAGTAACGGACCATGGCCAAGCTCATCCTCGATACCGACGCCGCCCTGTACGAAGCGCTGGGCTTCCTGAAGCAGGCCGAACTGCTGATGAAAGCCGTCCGGGGCCAGGACCCGGACAGCTACGAACTGACCGACGCCCATACCCTCACCCAGGACGCGTTGAGCCAACTGACCGGCGAAATCGCCAACCGGGTCGAAGCCAAGTGGAGTGCTGCGTGATGACCGCCCTTACCACCGTGACCCAGCTTCCCGTTCCCCAGCTCCCCCGCCATCCGTGGCGGGGGGTCCGGTTGGACGACATGGACGCCGCCATGCGCTTCAGCCGGGCCATCGCCGCCAGCGGGTTTGCCCCGAAATCCTACTACCCCAACGAACCCGACCCCGATCTGAGGTTGAAGGCAGCAACCGCCAGCGTCTTCGCCGCCGTCCAGTTGGGCGCCGAGGTCGGCTTGTCGCCCATGGCATCGGTCCAGAACATCGCACTTATCAACGGGCGTCCCGGCCTGTTCGGCCCGGCCATGCTGGCCGTGGTGCGGCACTCCGGGACGCTGGAACACATCGAAGAAGGCGTGCGCGGGACCGGCGATCAGACCGAGGGGTATTGCACCGTCACCCGGGTGGGTGAGCCGGCGCGGACCTTCATTTTCACCTGGGGGATGGCCAAGAAAGCCGGCCTGGTTGGCAAGGCGGGACCCTGGACGCAGTACCCTGACCGGATGCTGCTCGCCCGGGCTAGGACTTTCGCCCTACGCGACGTGTTCCCGGACGTGCTCCTTGGCTTAAGCCAATCGGCTGAAGAGTTGCAGGACATCCCGACCCTGGAACTGTCCCGGCCGGCCGAACCGGCGCTGGAACCCAAGGTCGCCCAGATCGAGGTCATCATGCCGGGCGACATGGACCCGGAATATTTCCCGAAGACCAGCCAGGGCCTGGCCGACATGGTCAAGTTCATCACTGACACGGTGCTGGATGGTGGTTCCGGGATCGCCCTGCTGAATGTCGAGCTGCTGGACAAGCTGGCGGCGGCCGAGGATGGCAAGTACCGCCAGGCGGTCCAGGATATCCGGGATGCGGCGCGCGAACAGCTCACGGGACCCGTTGCGGAAGAATCCGACGACACCCAGGCTGAAGACTGATGGACGGCTATCAAATGCCGTTGGGGGACGCCGCAGCGGTAGCTGCGGTCACCCTGCGCGACTATCAGGCGGCATCGGTCGATGCCATTCGGGAAGCCTTCGGGGTCTTTCGGCGGGTCTGCTACGTACTTCCCACAGGTGGCGGGAAGACCATAACATTCTCGTATATCGTGCGTCACGCCGCCCGCAAGGGCAAAAGGGTTGTGATCGTCGCCCACCGCCTCGAAATCTGCCTTCAGATTTCCAAAGCCTTGGATCGCATGGGCGTGGGCCACGGCCTGATCCTGGCCGGCTGCAAGTTGACCAGCGACCTGGTCCAGGTCGCCATGGTCCAAACCCTGGCCAACCGGCTGGACAAAATGGAGCCGGCCGACCTTCTGGTGGTCGATGAGTGCCACCATGCGGTTGCAGGCACCTGGGAGAAGATCACGCGGAAGTGGTCCAGGTCGCGCATCCTGGGCGTCACCGCGACACCGCAGCGGCTGGACGGCAAGGGCCTGATTGACGCCTTCGATGAACTGGTGATTGGCCCGACGCCCAGGGAACTGATCGAGAAGGGCAGTCTGTCCCCGTACCTCTACCTGGCGCCGCCCAGCGCCCTGGACCTGTCCAAAATCACCAAGCGCGGCGGCGACTGGGATGCCGAAGAGCTGGAAGACATGATCCAGGGCAGCAGCGTGGTGGGCGACTGTATCGACCACTACAAGCGGCACCTGGCCGGCCGGCCGGCGCTGGTGTTCTGCGCCACGGTGCGCGGCGCCGAGCTGGTCGCGGCCCAGTTCGCCCAGGCCGGCATCCCGG